AACGTCAACGCGCCGCTGAGAAGGCCGAGCCAAGTTGCAATGTTCGCCCACGTCACGCCTGCTGCTTTGATAACCATTGTGCCTTTGCGGGAGGTTAGGCGGCAACTTTCATTGCCAAAATCAGTCGCAAGCCGGTGCCAGAACCGAGCGAGCAAGAACCGTTTTGCGTGATTGTCCATGTTAGCGTGTCGCCCGCCGCGATTGCTGAATCGGAAATCGTCATCGCGACGACAGTTCCTGCCGTGAACGCGCTTGTGCGGGTTAGCGTCAATTTTGTGGTAGCACCTTGGTTTTTGACTGTGGTTACAAGGTCGTTTGGGTTTGCGGCAGGCGCGACGGTTGCCGCCGCGTCGGTCACAACCCAAGCGCCAAGAATGGTCATCGCGCGGTTGGCATAGTAAATGTATTTTACTGGATCCGCCGACGCCACCAGCGCCGCCCCAGCGACCTCGAACACAAGATCAACCTCGGTTCCAACGCAGTTTGTCAACGTGCCGCTTGCGGGTGTGCCGAGCGCATCGCCCGCCTGAAGGTAGGACAGCGCCGTTTTCATCTGCGCGGCGGTCAACTCCTCGGCAACACCAGCACCAGCTGTTACGCGTCCAAAGAAACGCGCCGTTGCAGAGACCGTCATCTTGGCGACACCGACGGCTTGCGCCGCAATCGTCGCCGCAAAACTGCCGGTCCCGCTGCCGGTCACGTCGCCGGTAAGCGTGATTGTTTGGTCGCCGGTGTTTGTGCCAGTGGACGTGCCGCTTGGGCAGGTTGTAGACGTCGCCGCATTGCCCGTGCAACTGCCGGAACTGCCGGTGCAACTGGCGACGACTTTGGCGGCATCCGAGGTGTTGTCAACGTTTTGCAGCGACAGGTTTGTCTTGGCCGTTGCAACGCTTGCCAAATCGGACAGGTTCGACGCCTTCAGCAACGCGCCATCGGTCGAAATCGCCGCAGCAACCTTGACGTCAACCTCTGCAGCGTTCAACCCTTCGGTGTAATTTGCACTCCCGCTGACGCTCATTGATTGCCTCCAGCCCACACGTCAGCAGCCGCGCCGCCGTTCAACACAGCGACAACGCAGACGAATCCAGCGCCGCCCGTTGCCAGAACAGGCCCCAGACTGTTGCCGGTTGCGACGTTGGCAACGCCTGCGGTGCCGATCGTGGTGTCCAAAATCCACAATTCCGCAATCAAATCCCACCAGTAGATACTGAAGTCTACCGTTCCCGCCGTTTTGGCCTTCAGAAAAAAGCGCAACTGCGTGAAATTGCTGCAAGCATAGCCCTGCGTTACCAGCGTTGGCGCGATTGCGGGGCAAGTAAGCCTGCGAAGTGCGGCAGTTGTGCCTGCGAGCACGCTTTGCGCGGCGTTGTCGATTAGTTTGGTGTTCGTCTTTGGCATCGGTTGACCTCTGGGGAAAGTGTGCGGGAAATTGGCGGATTACGCAAGGCTAGGCGATACCAGCCTGTGCGTAGTGCAGCGACAGCGTATAGCGGATGTTGATGGGAGAGCCGCCGACAGCTTCGAAGCGAATTACGCCACCAGAAACAGACGCTTTGAGCGTTGGCGCCGCAAGCCCGCTATTCATGTCCGGCGTGTTGCCCGCGCCGATGGTGAAAGCGCCGCCCGCGATATTAATCCCGTTGACTGGAAGCGTTAGTGTGCCGCCATTGTCAACCGCCAAAAATGTGCCTTCCCAAACAGCAACCAGCGCTGTCGCGAATTTCTTTGCAACGCAGCGATATCGCACAACATAACCGCGTGAACTCGCAGGGTTCCATTCAGCACCGGTGCCGTCGATTTTGTCGGTGCAGAATTTGACAGCGGTTGCGGCGTCGGTTGTATTCGCTTGCAAAATCAGGTTGCCGTGTTGGTGTTTGCCGTTGTCGGTGAGCGCGGGGCCAAGACTGGACCGCGCAAATTCGCCACGGTTCGGAGCGTCCGCGCCCGCGCCGGAAGCGTGCGAAAACGCCCCTGCTGCGCGGCATCCGTCGCCCATCGCATCAGAACCTTCAGCCAGCGCCGCAACGGGCGCGGTTTGTGGCGCGCCGTGCGCGCGTGCGCCGCGACCATCCGCGTTGACTGTTGCCGCCCCCGCCGTGATTCCTGTGCCGAGTGCGCCTTGGCCTAGCGTTATGATTGCTTTGCCAATTGCGATCGCCGTGGTGCCGGTTTTAGCGTCGGTCGATTCGCCGATGGCGATTGAATTTGCAGACTCAGCCTTGGAATTCTTGCCCGCCGAAATTGACGATGTGCCGGTTGCCGCTGCTGAAGTTGCCAACGCCAAAGCGTCCGCGCCGTCTGCTGCCGTGTTGTTGCCGACTGCCGTTCCGCCGCCGCTCGCTGCCGCAGAGGAGTGATAACCGACCGCGACGCTAGACGCGCCCGCCTGTGCGCTTTGGCCGATTGCCACCGCAGCGGAACCAGCACCCTTGTCGGCAACTGCCGACACACCAACGGCAATGTCGTTTGCGCCGTTGGCAATGCCGCCCATCATGGCAAGCGCATCCGCAGCGCGGGACTCCGAGCCGCTGCCGCCCGCCGAAAACGAGCGCGCGCCGCTGGCTTTGGCGTTGTAGCCGAGCCGCATTGAATCGTCGCCGGTATTGGCGTCATCCGCCTGCGTTCCGGTGAATTCGCCTACTGAAAACGCGGCCTTGGCTTTGCGGAACTGCATGCGCTCGCGACCCGCAGCGGTGCCGTCCTCCAGCGAAATCGAGCCGAAAACGACATCGAGCATTTGCGGGTCGCCAGATGCGGCTGTGCCGGTGCCGCTAACGTCTGTGCGAATGCTGGGTTGCGTTGTGTTGAGCGTGCGGACAATCGTGCCAGCGCCCGCCAAAACGGCGACGGCAAGCGTGAAAATCAGCCCTGGCATCAGCGATTCGATTGTGATCACGCCCGCGATATTTGATGCAAAAACAAACGTATTCACAAGCACATTGCTGTTTATCGCAGCAACAAACCGCGCAGCAACGAGCGTTGCTGTGTCGCCAACCATGCCTGTGTCGTCGATATTGTTGCCATTTATCGTGATGCGCCGGTCGTTGCCGACGCCCATTGCGCCCGCGACAGTGACGATTCCAAGCGCATTCTCAATAAACAGCGCCGCCTGAATCCCGCGCGAATTCAACGCGCTTTGCTTGTTCAGGATGTAGTTTGCATTGCGATAATCGGGCGCATCGGGCGCGGGGGCGTACCCAGCGGCGACAAGCCCAGCCGATGGCTCCAGATTTGCCGTCGGCGGATTGTTCGCAAACGGCAAAATCTGCAACGCGCCACTGGCAGCGGTTGGAATCGGATTGATAACACTAGCCATTTCGTCACCTTACGGGAAAAAGTAATCTGCCCAGAATCCACCGAGCGTGTTGCTGCCGTCGTCGTAGCCCTTGAACGGCGCGCCGTAAGCGTTCGCATTGTAAGCGAAAACCGGCGCGACAATGACGGCGATGCCGTGAATTCCGACGCCTGCGGATTTCGCAGCCTGAACGAATTGAATCACAACCGTTTTTTCAGCGGCGGTCAACGCAGTGCCGCAGAACAGCAACACCTTGAACGCAGCGGGGGGATCGTCCTTCAGGAATACCGCCGTGCAATTGCCTTTTAACAGCGCGAGCAACATCGCGCGGATTTGCTCCGCCGTGCCCATACTGCGATTGCGCAGAATCGCCGCCCGCAGTTTCTGGCGATAGGCCGTGTCGGATTCGCCGCTTGGGTACGATCCGCCAAGTCGTGCCTGATTGATCGCCTGCCCGATTTGATCCAGAAACACGCCCGCAGCGGTGTCCAAGTCGCGCGCCAATTGCAGCAATATCGTAACGTCCTCAATGCGTTGCACGCCATGCGCAAACACAGTTGACCACAATTTCAGGTTGACCGCCTGAGAGAATTCCCCCGGCAGCGCATCCTGTGCAATCGTCGCGTACACTTCTGGCGTCAAATCTGCCATGAATCCTTGCCGTTAGATGTAATTCAGCGTTATATCGGCGTCGATCGTCAGCGCGTAATGATCCCAAGCGATTGCCAAATTGCCTGCGACGCCGTTGATTGTCAGCGTAACCAGCGTGCAATTCGGGCCAGCATTCAAGAAGATAGCCGCCAAAACAGCGTCCCAAATCACATACTGGCCCATTTTGCGCGCGGTCGTGTAGGCTTCAATCGCCGCTTTGATTGCGGCGCTGTATGCCGTCGAACTGCCGGTAATCGTGGCGACAATCGTTGCTGTCGTGCTTGCCGCTTTCTGGAATTTGATCGGCACAGTGAAGCCGTCGCTGTCGGTCACATTCTCGGTCGTGCTGCCGTAAGTGGCGATTCCAAGCGGCTTATTCGCGAAAATAGCGGCGGCAATGTCGGCATCTGCGCCGCCCAAAGTGACGGCGACAAAGCTGTGCGGTGGCAACAGGCCGATGACGACCGGCGTGACAATGCCCGCAATATCGGTGTCATTGTTGAACACGACCGCCTGCGTCACGCCTGCAACTGCGCGGAGTGCAGCCCGCATTGCGTCAAGCGTCGTCAACCCAGGCAAGTGCGCCGATTGCTCGATGCGAATGCGAAAATCAGCGTCAATTTCTTGGTCGGTGCCGGTCGTGCCCGCGACGGCATTGGCAAAAGTGATGGTCGTGCTGCCCGCGAACGGCGTGAGAATCGTCCACCCAGCGGCGACGGTAGCGCCGACGACCTGCGGACCGGTTTCGATGGCTCGCAGACTGCCGGCGATATTGCCCACTGCGGGGACGGCAACGCCTGCGACGACGGCAAAGGTTGCGCCCGTGGCTACAAGTTGCAGCAACGCGCCAATCGGCACGTTGACGATAGCGCCCGCCGAATTGTAGAACGTGCCCGCGACAATCGTCGCAACGGCGGGAAGGCGTGTCAATCCAACATCTTCTGCGAGTCGGTCAAGGCCAATCCCGCTTGCGCCGTCCAAGTAGCCGGACTGGTAAACGCCGTCCAAGCCTTCTTGCAGCAAGAGCAATTCTTGCGCCTGCCCCGAAAGCAGTTGGCCGATGACGCTTTGGCCGTTGGCTGCCTGAATCGACGCGCCAAAAGTCGCCTGTGCGGTCGCTACCAAATCCGCTAGGATTTCATCGGCTGTGTCGATTGTTAGGCCGCTTGGGCCGATTGCGAGCGTCATTATCCTACCGCCGTGGTGACTGTGGCTGTCGCGCCGGTGTCCGCCGTGACCGCGATTGAAATCGTCGCCGTTCGGTTATCCTGCCTCACGATCTCGATTTTATCCACACTGGCCACGCCGACGATGGGGGCAATGACTTTGCGCAGCGCGCTGGAAATCGTCGCATCGGCAACGCCCTTTGACAGCAGCGCCGACCAATCAATGCCCAGGTCGCCGTCAAAGGCGTATTCGCCGCGCCAGAGTTGGACGGCGATGTTGATTTCTTGGGCAATTGAATCAATGCCTTCAAGCAGGACAAAATCGCCGTTTTCGATGGCAAGATCGCCAAATGAATTAAGTTTTAGGTCGCGCCAAGCTGTCATCCTGCCGTCACCTTTGCGCTGCCGCCTGTGATTGTGCCAAAGCCGGTGATTGCCGGAAGCGGTGGCCCCGGAAGCGCATTGAGCTTTGTTGTTGCCGCAACAAGCCACGCGGTAAGCGTTGCGTCAGCTGACACTGCGTCGGTCGTGCGCGCAACAGCCAATCGCGGTGTCGACGCCAGCGCGACCTTGCCGCCGGTCGGTTCGTAAATCCGCAAATCGCTGCCCGCTTCTGTCGGCAGAACAGCGCCGCCTGAATTCGACGGCACAAACAGCGCATCGCTCAAATCGTGCATGCGCGCGTCGTTTGGATCGCCCTGGCTGCCGTCGGTGCTGAACCGCGCAATCGACCGCGCGCAAAAGTGGACTGTGCCGATGTCACCTGTAGCGAGCTTGAACTTGATCCCGCCGCCGTTGCCGCCTTGAAAACACACACGAACGCTTGGCAGCGCTGCCATCGGCGTAGGCTCGTCGTCAAGGTAAACATACGGAATCGTTTGCAGTTGTACGGTTTCGCTGGCGTCGTTGTACGATAGCACGCGGGCAAGCATCGAAGTCCACACGCCTTCAAGCCGTTTTGTCAGTGCGAGATCAAGGACTTCCTCAAAGCTGAACGCCATCACGTCACCGCCCGACAAATCGCTTCGGCGTACCAGTCTGCCGAGTGCGTGTCGCCTTTGTAGACTACTTCGTCAATGCGGTACAACCCTTGCAGAATCTCGCTTTGCAGTTGTAGCTTTCGTCCTGGCTTGATTGACGCCTGCAACGTCGCTTTGATCTTGACCCGCGTGGCGTAAGTCACGGCCTTGGCTTTGCTTTGGCCTTTAACTTGCTTCTTTTTGCTGGCGATACGCTCCGGCGAACCGATTAGGCCCGTCGATTCTGACAGCAAAACCGCCGTTTCCGC